CGACCATCGTCGTCAACAGTTAGTGGTGTTGCTCCACTTAATTTTGGATTGTTAAACCACTCCTTTGGTGGGTTAACTGGAATTGCACCTGCGATCATTCCGCAAGCAACAAGCGCCGAAGCATCGAGAGGGTTTACTCCTTCGACATATACGCCGTCAGGGATATTCACTTCTTCCTCTTCTCCGCCGAGCTCATCGGCGAGTTGAATTGAGCATTCTTGGAAAGCTGGCTTCGGCACCAAAGTCACAGCCATGACTCGTGCTTTCTTGATCTTTATTTTACCGCTTTCTACCTTGGTGTCAGAGCCTTCTTTGACCTCTGGAACCTCTTCGTCACCCTCAAATTGATCGAGATCTGCCGAAACTCCACGAATGAAACCGCCACGAACTAGTCGTTCAGCTTCTTGTCCATATGAACCTTTATCAAAATAACCACGAGCATTACCAATACCATTGTCGGTACGGTCCATCTCAACAATCTTTCCTACAACGACAGAACCATTATGGCCTTCTCCCGTTTGAATTTGCCACAAAAGTGGAAGTGGAAGGTCTCTTACAGAGAGAGCTCCCTTTTCAATAATTCTTCCGTCTCCAGACTCTACTTCTTCAGGGATTACTAGAGGAATAAAGAACTCTGATCCATTTTGATCTTCCATGTCTCCGCCAGCAGTCATAACTCTTGCTCGAGCGTCTGCTGCTTTTGCACGAAGAATAAAAGTGCTCAAAAGTTCATCATAATTATGCAAAGTATCAACGCTAAAAGCGCCCATCTCACGATTCTTTTTATCTCCTGGCCAGTAGCCGTTTGCTTCCTTATGACGAAGAGCGCAATAGCCCTTAGCACGAGGTCCCATGTACTTGGCTAGTTGACGATAACAGCGAGTCCAATCGCCTGGAGTTCTCCAGCGAATCTTGGCTGCACCCTTACCGTATAACCAATAACGACGAAGCTTTTCTGCCTGACCACGATTTCTATCTGCTCCGCCAGCAGCAGTAATTCCTTTACTGTCTACTTGCTCTAAAACATCTACAAGAGTTGCATCATCTAAAACAACGACAGGTGGTGGGGTTGCACTTTTTAGATCAGTAAGTACTTGAGGGTCTGCAACCCATTTTCCTTGTTTTCTAACAAAAGAGACAGGTTCAATTGTTTTCTTTGTAGCTGGATGTATGGCAATTAAGTCCATAACAGCTTGAGGATCATCTGGTGAAACAACAGCTGCATGGATAACAGCTACGTCTGATGTTTCTGGTGTTAATGCAGTATCTTCTGCAGAAGCTTTGAGAGGTTTACCTGCTTTATCCAGATAAGGACTATCTACTCCTTTTTTCTCTATGTAAGGAGAAAGGAAAGGATTACGAGCTCTTCTGTACTCTGGTCCAGACTCAAGCCATTCTTTGAGTACAGGGATGTTGTATGCATTTACTGCTTTTACAGGTTTAGCATTATTTTTAGAATAATATTTCTCTAATGGATTAGCGCTTCTTGCTGCTGGTCCAGACATATCAACAGTGCTTGGTTTTTCTGCAACGTCTGGAGAAAGTCTTTGATCAGCTATCCATTGAGGATAGTTAGTAAGCATAGTATTTAGATTTGCTGCGTTAAGTGGTGGAAGAGTTCCAGGCATACGGATTGGAGAATCCATAGGAGTACGAGGCTCTCCAAGAATTCCTGAAGTATCTAACTCTCCTTCTGCAACTGCAGTAGGAATAGGAACATATGACTCAGCTGGTTCTGTCATATTTGCAGCAATACTAATTAAATTTCCATTATCTAGTTCTACTTGAGCGGTCTGTGTTTTAGCATCAAGAGCACGAATGTTTCCTTGATATTCAGGACGACCACCAATAATTACACGGCCACCCATTTTTGCAAATTTACCTGTTCTATCACGCAACTGGGCAGAAGCATTTTCTGATCTTTCTTCTGGGGTATAAACACCGTCACCTTGACCAGAGCTTGGAGTTTCTCCTGCAGCAGTTAAACTGTCATCAAAGAAGTCCCATGAATCAGACATTTCATCTTGAATAGCTAGATCATCTAGTAAATCCATATCAAGATCTGGGTAAGCGTCTTCATAAATTTTGTTTTCTTCTGGGTATAACTTATCTACCTTATGTGCAATAAAAGGTTCATTATCTAGAAGTGCAGCAATGAAAAGTGCAGTTTCTGTATCCACTGGAACATGTCCGCAAGGCACTAAACTGTTAGGGTCATCAAGAACCTTGTCATACATAGACATGTCAGCATCTGGCATACCCATGTCGTCCCAGTCGCCATCATCCCAAACATAAATATGACCTGCTGGTTCAATTCGATATAGGCGATCAATACCTGATCCATCTAAACGAATGCGTACAAAAAATTCAATTACATTATCTTCAGGCATTGTCTTAGAAACGATGAAGGAGTCGTAGTTAACTCTCTTTGGCATTTCAAAATCCATAGGATCTAATCCAGTAGCAATTAAAGAGTTTGATTTAGCCTTTTTGTTTTCACGTTCTACAATCGCTGTTGCCCATGAACGAGCAGCATCTCCACCCCAAAGAGCCCAAGCAATACGGCCATTAGATGGGTAATTCTTTTGTCCTGGCTTATAGCCAGTTCCCTTTTTGTCTACTTCGTGACGAGGAAAGTATTTAGCAATATGACGAATCTTGCGGATACCAATTTGACCACCACGAGCAAGAGTACGAGCAGTGTTAAGACCTACTGAAGTTCCGCCACGATTCTCTTCTTTGCGCCACTCAAGTCCACGTTTTGCTTCTGCTTTTACAGAGTCAGGAATTGTGTACATACGATCATTATTTGAAAAAACTTTAATATCTAGATCTGTTAAAGCTGCTGCTGCAAGTTCTACAGATGGCCCGCTTGGACGATTACTTTCTGCGTCCCAATTAGCTGCTGCAATAAGAGGTTCTTTAACGTCTAAAGCAACAACAAGATTTTTTGACTCATCCACTACAGCGCCAAGAGTGTCAGAAACGAAGAGGAATCTAGACCCATTACGACCAATGTAATCCATTATTTACTTTCCTCCGTAACTGGTCCGCCAGCTACCCATGCACGGCATGTGCGGGATGCAGCGCATTTAAAGTCGAATGCTTCACAATACCCTAAATCTCCAGCTTCGATTGAGCCCCAAGCATCGTTTCCTGTTTCATTACCGAGCCCAGAAGCAATGCAATCAAGCATCTTTGGAGTCTGAATAAACACAGCGCAATTGCCGCAAAGTTGCTTCTTTGCAGTATCTTTATCGACAGACCATTCGTCCGCAATTGCTTCCCAATACTCATCATTAGGCTCTAATGGGTTAAGAGGTCCATACATAGCGGTGTCTATAGCGTTCTTGCGGTTATCAAGGTTAATAGCAATATCTTGAGTAGCTGGAGGGCATCCTTCAGATGTCTCAACAGCTGCTGTCATCGATCTACCTTCGATAGAATAAGCTACCTCATACTTTTTAACATTGTCATATGTTAAAGGAGTTTTAGTAGCACTGGCACTATCAAACATTTCTGTAACTATTTTGTAGTCTTCTGGGAGAATGTCCATAATAGACATATTTTCCAAACTTTCATCGTCTTCGGACAGCAACTCCCATTGCTTATTCATTCGAGTAAAAATTCCGTAATCTTCAGTGTAAAAAATTTCTTGAAGAATGACATTGTCGCCATTTGAATAGACTAATGAAACGCCTTCTTTAGGGTACTCTTTAGCAGAAGATACCTTCATAGGTCCTCCATTTCGTCTTCATCATATGACTCGGCATTAGGATCTGCTTCGGCAATATCAAGTATTTTACGATATGCAGCTACTACCGTTTCTGCATATTTTTCTTTATCTGTCTTAGCCACTATTATACCGTCTTCTCTTGGTCTTCTTCTTCTTCAGGAATAGGTTCTTCAGGAGGCTCTGGGTTGTAGTCAGGACCTAGAGGGTCCACGATTTCATACTCGAAATCATCCGACATTTAGATTTCCCTTTCTGTAAGCGTCTTTAAGATCTTCTGCAATTTTACGACCAAGTACTTTATTAGTGATAAAAATAAGATTCATTCTATATTCTACACCATGAGGATCAAATGCCTTTGCCACGCTAATTGCTGTAGCAAAATGAGCAATCTCGTGAAGAATAGACGGTTCATTTTTTGATAAAAGACTGTTAATTTTTAATGATGATCTCCATGCACCATTTTTAAAGCCATAACTATATTTACCACCTGCTTTTTTACTAGTAATCAGACTTACTGGAGGTCTTCCCATTTGTCCTCCATCACCAAAGGCTTCTACAAACCAATCAGCAGTTATTATATCTCTTACATATTTTTGAACACCTTTTGCAGACCCGTCTAAATGTTCTTCTCCTATTGAAGATTCAATATATCTTGAGCTTTCACGGTAGGCGTCATCAAAGTCTTTAGAGTATTTTTTATAAGCTGCTACATAAGAGTCTCTATCTTGAAAATCTTCACGTTTAGGAGCAACAGGTCGTTTCATAGGTCTTTGTAATTGAGGCGTCCATACTTCTTCTGCAGCATATACCTCTCTAACACCTACATCGGCACGACCTTTTTGTCTATCAAATACTTCTCTAGGGCTGAGATTATGTCCACCTTTTACACCAGCAGGTTTTATGTCATCTTCTGCAATCTCTTCTCCAGTTCTACCCTGCTCTCCTACATTTGGCTCTGGAGTTGGTTCTGATGTTGTAGGTGCTTCTCCTGCAATCTCATCACCAGTTTTTCCTTCGCTACCAACACCTTCGCCAACAGACTCAGTTGGGTTTCCATCTTCATCAACCTTAGCTGGCTCTTCTTGCTTGCCAAGCATGTGGTCTACAGCCTTCTGTGCTTGCTTTGCTGCTTTTACAATCATCTGAGGATCATTTTTTACTGCTGGCAACCATGATTTGGCATATGCAGCAACGTTCTCGAAGTCAATCTTTACACCAAGACGAGCTGCTACAAGTGCAACAGTAATCTCTGCAATAAGCTCTTCCTCACCACGGCTTTCTAAATGCTTTCCGTAGTTGTCTAGAAGTTCTTGTCTATTTAAACGTGATCTATGTCCAGTGCTATGTGCTAACTCGTGAACAAGAGTTTCAAAGAATGCTTGATCTGTCTTAAACTGTTCACGCTTTGGAAGCTTAATAATGTCTTCTGTAGGACTATAAAACGCTTGATCTTGAGCTACAAAAAGAATTTCTGGTTTGTCTTTATATGACTCAAGAATTGCTGTTTCACCTTCTGTAACTGGGATTGGTTCTCCCTTTACAAGAGCTGGAAGATTAATATTATCTGCTTGTTCAGCATTGAAAACTGTGATTACTTTTGGTGGTCGATAAACAAAAACTTTTTCTTTTGTTCCGTCTGGTTTTTCAACCTCTTTAAACACTGGCTGCCAGTGAATAATTTGAGTTCCCTTTTCACCACGACGAATATTTCCACCAAGTTTTTCGGCTTGCTTGTAAGTAAGGAATCGGTTGTCTGTCCAACCATTTTTATCCATAGCTGCCCAGAGAACAAGGATGTTTGATCCTTCGTATGTTTTACCTGTAGCAACGCTTGTTGGAAGGAATCCTCCACCAGTCCAAGGCTTTTGCCATGGAACAGTTCCTCTTTCGATTGCTTCAATAATTGCATTAGCAACCTTTTCAGTTGCTGGATCAATTTTTTCAGATGTTTTTACAGTGCTTTCATTGAACTCATCTTCAGTTACTTTTTCAGTAGGAAGAGTCATTTCCATAAAGTTTTCTATAATTGTAGGTTTCTTTGGAAGCTCGTCTTCGTCTTCGGTGTAATCTAAAATCCAATTAAGTGGACCTGGATCTAGCTTCTTCTGTGCACGAGTAAGTGCTACATATGCAATACGAAGCTCTTCATCTGATGGCATCTCAAGTTCTGTATCTGACGGAGTCTTAGCATCTTTCTTTTTCTTTTCACGAGGTCCCCAGAAGTCGCTAAAAATACGAACGTTGTTCCACTGCAATCCTTTTGCCTTATGCAAAGTAGTTACAACTACGTCAATTTCTTCTTCTTCTTCACCAGTTTCGGGAGCAAAGCCATTAAGAAGTCTTCTTAAATCGTTAATAGCTTTTTGACGATCTAAATCGTCTTTTACATCTTTAACCCAAGCTTTTTTCCCTGCTTCATATTCTTTATATCCAAATCTTTGTTTTTTAAGATCTTCTTTAGCGTTAAATGTTCCTCTGCCAGTAAGAATAATTTCTGTGCCTTTAACTTCATAATTAATTTCGCCAGTAATAGTGCCTTTAGCCCCATCTTCTGCTTTATCTAACGTAATTTTCTTAAAATCAGATGATGGCTTAAGTGCACTCTTTTCAGATTCAGGTGTTATAACTTGTACTCTACTAAGAATGTCTCTAATAGACCCAATTCCATTTTGTACAACTAAATCGTATAAAGATTTTACTTTTCGACCTTCGCCTTTTTCAACAGCTTCTTTTACTTCAGACCAATTTTTAAATTCTGCAAGGTCTGGGTGCATTGTTGGCTTCTTATCCTTTGCAGGATCTTGAGCCCCCATAAGCCATGAAGCACTATTAAGAAGACTGTCTAATTCATCTTTTGTTCCCTTTGTAATGCCTACAACTTTGCCAGCATCAAGAAGTTCAATCATTGCTCGGAAACCGCCAGAGTTAGTACGAACAATTACGGCATCTGGATCTTCCATGCCATTAACTATTTCGCCCTTCGGACCAGCTCCTTCAACACGATATTTAGAGTCAAGTTGAGCTAAGAATCGGTTTGCGATTCCAGCAATTTCAGGACCAAAACGGAAAGATTGAGTTAGTGGAAGATCCCATTTAGCTGTTGTCTTATCTAGTTGATCTTCTGCTCCACGGAATGCATAAATAGCTTGGTTTCCATCACCAACATATACTTTTTGAATTTTTTGATCTGCAATAACTTTAGCTATAACAGGGTTAATATCTTGAGCTTCGTCAAAGAATATAACATCTGCTGGAGTTTTAAGTCCAGATCCTACTGCACCTAGATCTGGATTACCTAAAGCCCAAATTTTAGTTATGTGAGCATTGTTGATACTAAATACTCCATTTGGATTAGTAATATCGTCCCAATAAGCATTTGCATATTCCACAAATGAGCGAGGTACTTCATCTATTTCTTCTGAGAAGTGCTTAGCACCAAGTACGTCATCTGCACTAATTGCAAAATTATTAACTGCTTTCTTAATCTCTATTGGAATCTCTCGTGAAGAAAGGTTAACTACATCTCCCTTTATCTTTACTGAAGTAGCTTTAATACCGAGCTCATCAGCAATGTCTTCAGCACGAAGTTTCATTGCAATTCCACTCTTTTTATCTCTTTGATCTTTAAATTTCTTTGTTATTTTGCTATCTACAGATTGAAAAGCAATAGAGTCGCCTGTGCGTGATTCAACATTTTTAGGCATCTTGCTTTCTGCTTCAGTTTGTACCGTCTTATTAAATGCGACATAAACAATTTTTTTGTTAGGTTCTTCTTCAAAAAGTCGACGAGCAGCAAGTGTGAGTGTGCTTGTTTTACCTGTACCAGCGAGTGCACGAACTACAACGTCATCACCAGTCATAATTGCTGTAATTACATTGCGTTGTTCAGCTGTAGGAGGGAATTTTTCTCCTGCATATTCGTAGTTATCTTCTGGAAGAGCATTAGGAACGTTAGAGCCTTCTTCAGAGAGTGGTGACATATTATGGATTTCAGCTCCCATGTCTGGAAGTGCCATACCCATAGGAGTCTCTGGAGTATCTTCAGGTTTTCTCCAAACCTTTACCTTGTCTGTTAAGAGATAGACGTCGCCGCCACCTCCTCTAGATCCTCTAGTTTTTTTGCCAGTATAAACTTTTCCGTCTCTAATCATCATTTTATGAATAGTAGTTTTTCCACTAGGATCTAGCTTGTCTCCAGGCTTAAGATCTTTTGCATCAACTATTGATGAAACTAAACCTCTGCTAGTAGGGCCTTCTGGAATAGATATACCCATTTCCATATCTATTACGCCAGAAGAAAGAATGTCATCTCCATCATCAAGGTTAATTACTTCTAAGCTACTAGCACGAACATTTTCTCGTCTTTTAGTGTCATCGTATCTAACCTTAAGGTAATTTTTGTATTTATTTTTTCCATACTCTTCCCAGAATACAGATACTGTGCCAGTTCTTCCGTTCTTAGTGTTTCTAACTTTATCTCCAGCTTTTATAGCTACGTTGTTAGCATCTATGTGGAACTTAGAAGAGCCTTCTCGTGCAATGACCTGGTCTTTAATTGTTTCGTCAATATTAAGATCTTTAATTGCTTCTTTAACTTTTTTACCAGACTTAGCTCCAGATGTAACGGTCTCAATAGCGTCTGCAACAACTGAAGCTGCTTGTGGGTCTGTAACCTCTTGACCCTTGACTGGCTTTTGTTTTTCTGAAATCTTTGGAGTAGGATCACTTGGTATTGGTTTTGGCAAAATATCTTTAATATCTTCAGGCTTAATTTTGCCAACAGAAGATTTACGACGAACTACTCCTCTAAGTACTTTTCCTCTTGCCCAACCAATACCTGGTGTTGAAGAAGGTTCTACACGCTGAGCAAAAGGTTTTCCATCTCTTAATCTCTTACGATAGATAATAAGCTTGTCAGAGTTTTCTGGGTCAATTTGAATATCTACAACTTCAACTAATCCTGATGTACCTTCTAGAATATCTCCAATTTGAAGTTCATCAACTGTAACAGATCCTCCGCCATTAACTTCATAAGTATTCTCATCATCAAGTGCCCAAGCTTCGTTAATAATGTCTCCAAAGATAGAGACATGAACATATTCTGCTACTTTATCTGTAGATCCGTCTGGTCCAAAAGCTGCTGGAGTAGCGGACTCAGATTTAACACCTTGAGCTTTAAAGTCAGCTAAATCTTTCTCATATTTCTCAATCTTGCTTTCGTACTCTGCCTTACGCAGCTCTGGCTCAAACTCTCGGTTATCTGGTTTCATCTTCTTAAGAAGATCTTCTAGAATTACTGGAAGAACCTCAGAGTCTGTTACTGCATTGTGCCACTGCTTGTCTTCTGTGTTGACTCCAGATTTCTTTGCAACAGTTCTAAGAGCGCTTCCTCTAGCAGCATCTTTATTAGCTGCATCAATTTCAATAGTGTCGATAACTCCGCCATAAGAATAATCTATGCCGAATTTTTTAGCCCACTTTTCAAAAGTATTGGTATCAAACTCTGCGTTATGAGCAACTAAGATTGCGTCTTTTCCAATAAATTCTGCAAATTTACGAAGCTGATCTTCAATGCTTGGTTGAGTAGCTAACCATTCGTCATTGACCTTTACACCGTCATTGTCAATAACTTTTTCTGGGTTTAGAGCTCTATTTCCATTTTCATCAAGATATGGCTCTACTATTCTAGTTTTTCCTACATAACGTTCTACCGTGTAGTAATAATCATCTAGAGGTTGTCCGGGATTCATGAATAGATTTATTTCACCAACTTTTTCACCTTTTTCATATAAAGATGCAGCAAGTTGGATAGGTGCGTCTGGATCGTCATAATCAAAACGACCAGTACCTACTGTTTCAAAGTCAAAATAAACAACTCTTTCGTCTTTAAGAGCTTCCCAGATAGCAGCGCCATCTTTTAGTTTTGCTAATTTCTCAGCTGACCCGAAGAAAGCTGGTCTATTTGGACGATCAGGCTTGGTTAAAGCAGGAGATACGGATGGCTTGTAATCTTTACCTGCTTCTCTGCGAGCTTCGTCAATTTCAGCTCTCTTTTCTGAATAAGCTTTGCCCTTTAAAGTTCCGTTTGGAATTCTTTCAATTTCTGGTTTGTCACCAGATTTTGGCATATTAGCTTCAGATTCTCCTCTAATAGCAGTAATTACTGCGCCTTCATTCCAATCATTTTCTTGGATCTTATGTCCAGGATAGTAACCACGAACAATTGCTTTTATTTCTACTTCGCCATTGTCTGGTCTTACATACTCTCTTGTTTCTTCAAGAACTTCTGTAACAACGAAGAAACGTTCTGGTTCTTTAGTTTTGTCGTTTACACTAAAGGTAATATCTCCTGGCTTAAGATCTCTAGCTTTAACTGAAACAATAGAAGCTTTAGGAGTTTCAGGAGCTGTTACAGTTTCAACGTCTGTTGGAGGAGTCCATGTTGCTTTACGACGCTCTAACTCTTCATCGTATTTAGCTCTTGCTTCGTTATAGCCTGGGCTATCTCCTCTAAAATCTTCACGCTTTGGTTGACGAAGTTCTGGTAAGTCTCCCTTTTCTGGAGGAGTAACACCGCGATAAACATTAAACAATGTGTCATCTGCCCAAAGCTTGCTTGACTGTTCTACAGAGCCTGGGTAGTAGCCACTAACAATTGATGCTGGTACTTCTACTCCCTTAACTGTCTTTGTATATCCACCTTCAACATTTGTAATTGTGAAGAAATCATTAACAGTTACATCGCCTGGTTTAAGATCTGCACCACGGACTGAAGTTTTAATTGGCTTTGAAGCTTCTGGAGTTGTTGTTTTTGGAGTTGCATCTGGAGTTACAGGAGTTGTAGGAGTTTCTTCTGCAGCTGGCTTTTCAGGAGTAGTAGGAGTAGGAGTAGGAGTAGGAGTAGGTTCTTCCTTATCCTTATCCTTAGCCTTCTCGTCTTCTTCAATAAGCTTGTCTTCACGCTCTCTGCGCTTTTTATCACGAATCTCTTTAACTCTGCGTTTTCTTTCTACTTCTGCAGCTTCTTCAGGAGTAAGTGCTCTTGGACCAGAACGTCTTGCAGCTTCAGCTTCTCTTTCTGCTTCTAGACGAGCATCGATTTCATCGTAATAAAGATTGACCATGTCAATTAAATCTTCATTAGAGAGCTCTTTTAATTTCTTTTTGTATGCACTCATTGCTCTTTGAATGTATGGGGTTTCCATACGACGTAGGCCATAACCCCACTTTTGCACCATCAATTTACTAATCATGTCACGTCTGGAACCAAAAGGACCAACGCTTTCATCATCTAATAACTTGCGTTTTAATTTATCAATAAGCTCTGAAAGAGTTAGCTTAGGTCCGTCTCCAGTCATTGAATCAACTATTGCCTCTTGAATTACAGTTTCTTCTGCTACTGGCTCTCTATTTCTAACGGCATTTAAACTGAATTCATTTTTTAGTCTCTCTAGATCGTTTCTACCCTTTTCAATCACATCTAGACGAATAGACTGCTCTCTAGGACTTAAATCTTCTTCAGAAAGATTTAACTTAGCGCCTTCAACTCTGAACTTTATATCCTTAAAGTCTCTGTAATACTTTGAAAGATCGCTTATAAGCTCATCAGCTTTTTCTAATCTTTTCTGTAGTTCAGCAATCTCTTCTTCTGAACCAGCGTTATTACGAGCAAGCTCAATATTACTTCTTTGTTTTTCTAGTTGATCTAGGACAGCTGTAATTCTATTTTCAAAGTCCTTATCGGAATCTTCAAAGTTTTCTACAAGACTATTTTTTCTACGCAATAGCTCATCTAGAGCATCCATATCAATAGGACCCTCTGGATCATCTTTAATGATCTTAGATATTTCATCATTTATTTCTGATACTCGTGATTTGGTAGCTTCGTCAAGTACAGTTACGTCAGAAGTTGTTTCATCTTCTTCAACAGGTTCAGTATATTTTTCTCTGTCTTTTCCAAATATAGCGTCTTCTAAACGTTCAAGCGCTTTTGCCTCATCTAAGTTTTTCTTAAGAAGATCTTCTTCTTCTTTTACTCTTTCCTCATCCCCACTAATTTTTGCAAGTGCAATTGCTCTGTTTCCATAAATAATAGCGTTTTGATAATAACTACCAGGCGTTAAATCCTGATTTACTTGCTCACTAAGCTCGTCAGTAAGATCTTCAAATTCTGGCATATTTTCTTTACGAATATCCCCGACATTTGCGTTAAGCCACTCAGCTGCTTCTCTTAATTCTGGGCTTCCATAGTAGTTATTAATTTCTTCTTCATCGCCTTTGTTGAACCATCCGTCAGCTCCAATTCCAAATATTGGATACCATTTTCCTACAGGAACATTTTTCTTTCCGCCACTACCCGTGCTAACATAAAACGGCATTCGTACTCCGTTAATATTAATTAACACGATAGGGCGACCAGCAAGATTAAAGACTGGAGTTTCAATCTCTTTTCCATCTGGGCCAGTAATCTTTACCATCTGGATTCCATCACGCTTTGCTAATTTATCTTTTAGTTCAGAAGATGGAAGTATTGATGTTGATTCTGTTTTAGAAGCAGTCTCATCTACTTCATCCTCTGAATCAAAATCAATAGGGTCTTGTCCAGCACGAGGCTGTAAATCAATATTAAAACGATCACGAAGTTCACGAGCAAAGGCTTTAAATTCTTTATCGTCTTGTAAAGCAGTCTGAGCCTTAACGTTTATTACTTTGCCATCACGTTCTACAGTGTCAGACCAGCTAAAACCGTTTTCTTTAAGGAAGTCTGCAATATCTGTATCACGGAAAGGTGCTCCCTTGCCGCCACGAAGAAGTGTGCGCTTTCCAGCACGCTTATATGTGATTATCTTTTTTGGAGGTCCTCCGTCAGTTCCACCTGGTGGGGGACCTGATGGTGGAGCAGCAGCAGGAGCTTCTGCTTCTTTTTCTTCTTCAAGAATTTCTTCTGCTTCTATGCCTTGCTGTGCAGCGTCATACTCACCTGCAGGAGTTCCTTCAGGGTAAACACGTTCCTTGTCTTTATAATTGTCGTTCCAATAATTAAGTGCATCTTCAAAGCTAGCAAATTCTGGAGTTCGATCATCTAGCCCAGTGATGATATACCAATGAGGTTTTGAACCTTCTCTATCTTGATAACCAATTATGTCGTTTGTTGCCTTATCAAAGGCCATTCGATTGTCTGCATCTTCTACAGCTTCCCAGCCTTCTGGAAGAGTATCTGGAAGTGAAACTTTTTCTTTTTTATCTTGATCTTTCTTTGGCTCGTCTCCACCAGCTTCAGGATTGCGCTCTCTCCACCCATTGATAGATTCCAAAGAATCGTCTACTGCTCTGTTAACTGCATCTACAAGTTTTTTGTAGTTCTCGTCGTCTTCAGTTACGCCATCAAGAACTTCTTTAAAATCTCTAAGTGCAGCTTCTGCATCGTCATACTTATTTAAATCTTTTCCTTCTAAGAAAGATTTGTATGACTCGATCAGATCGTTAAGATCTTTTTCGTAAGCAGGGTCTTCTCCAAATAGCGCTTGAGCCCTTTCAATAGGGCTGAGAATGTCTTGCTCGTTCCAACTATCTTTTTCTATACCTAAAGCTTTGCGTAAGTCATCTCTGCGCTTTTGCCATTTCTTAGCAGCATCTTTCTGCTTCTTGCGGGCACGACTATCTGCTTCTTTCTTTTCTTTAGCTAAATCTAACGAGCCATTTGCAATATCCTTAAGAACTCTATTTGCATCTTGTCCTCTTAACGCAATTGCGTCACGCCAAGCTTCTGAGGAAACTGGAGAAGGTACGAACTCGCCATTTTCATCAAGAACAAGTACATCTGAACTTCCTCCATTTTTAATGGAGTCGTTAAGACCTTCCATCAACTCATCATCTGAGAATGTTCTATTTGCAGCTAGTGCTACAGCTTCTTCTTGATCTGCTTTTGAAGACTCTAAAGGCTTGTACATTCCTTCAGGGAAATCGATATCTTCATTTTTAGGAATAAAAGGTAGATAGCTATCATTATCAATGATTGACTGCTTTTCTGCTGTTGAAAGACCTGCTAAAGCTGGTACCTCATTTAGAGCCTCAAGCATTTCTTGATTTTCATCAACAGGTTCTCCAATATCTTCTTCTGTAGGGAGATCAGCAACAGGCTGTTCTGGCTCTTCTGCAACTACTTCATCAAAAATTTCATCAAGTTCTTTAGGCTCTGCTGCCTTAGCTTTTCTAGCAACTCCACGCTTATCAGCTAATGCATCTTGGTTCTCTGTGTTTCCATTAATTGCGTCATATGCTTTTGCAAGAGATGCTTCTGCATCTTCACCTTGCTCATTAATAGCGCTGATAATTGCCTCTGCAGGAACTTCATATTCTTCGCCATTTTCATCTGTAAGACGTCCTAAGCCTGTAGCTTGAGTCTTCTCATTTACTGGCTCGAGAGCATCGATAAGAGCATCATCAAGTTCATCAATACGATGCATTGCAGCAAGCTTTGCTGGGTCATCCTGATCGCCTTCAGGAATATACTCTTCGTTAGGATCTAACTTAATAGAATTTTTTGGAACGTTATATTTGAAAGCATCTAAATCTGCTTTTGGTTTTTCGTCTTTTTTGCTTGGCTTCTTTGGAGCGCCCTTAAGTTCATCTGAAAGTGGGGTAGTCTCTTCTTCTTCACCTTGCTCGAATTGCTCTTGCTCCGTGTCAAGCTTTTCTTTACGAGTTATCTCTGCTAAAGCATCTTTCCAATTTTGTGCAAACGCAAACTGAGTTTTTTCTCCACGCTTGTTAATAGCAAAAAGTTTACGATCTGGATCCCAGAGCTTTCCATCTTCGCCTAACTTAATCTGACGAGGATCTTCTACATCATCTAATTCACGACTACGCTTAATTGCAGCATCAATGATGTCTCTAGTTTGCGGGCTTGGACTATCAAAAACAGTTACGTCAAAAGTTTCGTCTGTATATTTCTTTCCAGCACCCTTATGTTCTTTGTCTTCACGAAAACCTGAAGGTGCGTCCATGAATATGAGACTGTCTTCGCTAACAACTGGCGCATTACTGTCAATGTCCATGTCTGAAGCACGGACCCAGCCTTTTTCTCTTGCTTCTGGACTTACATCATCAAGGAATGCTTCTGGTTGTTCACCTTGTGCAATTGATACAGCTGCAATTCGGCCATCTGGAAGTTCCAAGTCAAGAAGATCTGGACTAAAAATGTTCTGACCCAAGATGCGACCTGTTGCACTCGCCTTACCGCCGTCACGAAGACCAAGAATAAGTTTGAAGGTTCCAAACATCTCTGCGAATCGACCCTTACGATCACGACGCTGTAACTTTGCACGAGCAGAACGAGCAGCTCGAGAGTTTCCGTCACCATAAGCAGCAACAAGTGCCTCTAGCGGAACTGTTCCTTGTGGAAGAAGCTCGATGCGCTTCATTGTGTACATGTGTTCTGGAGAATCTGGATGAGACATCATTGCTGAAGCAATAAGAGCCTTAGCACTGTCATCTGTAATGCGTGGATCATCAATAACCCAACGCATCTGCGCTTCTAACATTGCAGAAGCAGTCATAGTGGTTACTTTTGTAGAACGTGGATGTGAAACTGGAAGAAGATCTGTGTTAAAAGCTGTTAAACCGTTTACCTTGTTGTGTTTTGCAAGTGCGATGTAATCTGATAAGTCAGAAAAGGCTTGATGCTTACGAATAGAAAAAGGAAGTCCACTAGTTTTAGATAGTGAGCGAGAAATTACTTTATAAGCTGATCTTTTACTAACACGTCGAGATGTAGAGGCAAATTCATTGACGCTTTCTAGAATTTGAAGAGCTTCTAGACGAATGATGCGTGCTTGCTCACGAGTAGAAAGGACTCTTTCACTCGGTTTAAATTTAGAAATACTGTTGTATAGCAATTACTCTTCCTCTGCTATTGGAAGTAGGTCGGCATCAAGGCTTTCTTTGCCAAGTGATGCTAAAAGTGACGCTCTCTTAAATGGATTCTCTCCATTACGAACTCCGCGAAGCCAAGATGCACGAATTGCGTGCTCTGCTTCATATCCATAGCCAGAATATTCAGCCATAGCAAGGATTGCTTGCTCTGGTGATTCATAATCTTCTTCAGAACCTAAATATGTTTCTAATTCTTGTTGATAACTCCATTGAGCTGCTAGCTCTGCGAGCTCTTGTTCGGATTGGATTTCGTTTCCGAGCTTCTCACCTTCGAGAACTCCAACATCAACGACGCCATCTGGAATAACCGCGAAACGACACTTACCTTCGTCCTCGACTTCCATGTCGATGATTCGGCATTGGCCATTACCCATGTATAAAACACAGCTAGAGCACTTGACTCCGATTCCTTTGACATCGTTTTCGGCTGGTGGTGTATATCCTGCCCAGATTCCTGTGGCATCTTCATTGAACTTTCCATATTTGTCTGCAATCTCGATTAGCGCTTCTGCTAAATCGCTTTCTTCAGGAACCAAACCTGCTGAAGCTGCAATGGAGTTTGATTTCTTTGTTGAGCGTGGGTGCTTAGCTGGAAGTAGATCGTTATCTGTTGTGTATGCAGGATTAGATGGCTTTCCAGACTTCAACAATTTTAAAAATGCGTTAACACGAGCCATTGCCCATTGATTGCGTGTCTTACCTGGACGATGTGAAGTGCTGTAGGCACCTGCACCACGGCGATACACAGCCTTGAGCATTCCTAGAGTTGCACGACGACCATCTTTTGCTTTTTCGTTATGTTCTTTAACTTTATTTTGTAAAGATTTTTCTACAGCGGCAGAAAACTTAATTTTACGAGTTCCAGATGCCGATCCTTTTTTATTTTTGCTAGAACCTTTAATTTGATCTTTCTTTGGAGCTGGAGTTTGAGCTTCTGTCCGCTTTTTCTTTGCTGCAAACTCAGAATCATCAGAGGCGTCAACGGGAACGCAGTTGGGAACCATTTTTCCGTCTTTACCCTTCTTCATACCGACTTGCTTATAACCTTCCCAGCAAGGATCTCCTGCTGAAACAAGTGAAGTAGTTACAATGTCAATTGATTCGTCAGACATTACTGCTCTTGCCCTTCTGTTGGGGCCTCTGACTCAATTCCTGCTTCTTGTGCACCTTGACTTGCGGCATCTAGTGCTGCTTGTAGCTCAGGTGGGATAGGAGCAACTGATGATTGCTGTTGCTGTGATCGAACTGTATTAATAACTTCTGGAGCAACTGCTGAAAGCATTGCTTCTGTAAATTCTGGAGTAAATACGCCTCGCTCTTGTAGAAGACGAATTGCAAGTTCCTTTGGAGTAGGTGCATCTGCATCTGAGAAGCCGTGAGCACGACGCCATGTGTTTCCAGAGACCGCCATGCGATCAAATCCTGAGTCAGCATCTGCTGCACGGTCATTGCGAGTTGCAATTGCTGATGGGTCATACCAAACAACAATGCGATTTACTTGTGTCTCTTCAAAACCATTTGCAATTAGGTATGGACGAAGATAAACAACTGTAAGAGCATCTGCAATGAGCAACATAAGAGGTTCGATGTGTGCCTTATATAGTGACTCATCAATTTGCATTGCATTTGAGTACTTAACGTTTGCTAAACCAGTTACAACATCCTTTGGAACATCTAGTCCTTGAAGGATGCGCTCTAATACACGATCAGAACGCTCAGCTAGTGCTGGATCAAATGAACGCTCGAACTTAAATTGCTTAATCTTGTCGCCTAGTTCTGCTGGGCCACGAATGATAAGTGGAACAACTGCTGATGCGGACTCTTCGTCACGAATTGGAGTTGTCATCGCATCCATTAGCTGCTCTTCAAACTCATCCTCTGCTTCTTCAGCAGTGAAGTTTGGACCAATGCCATCTTCGGAATCGTAAGGGAAGTCACCGTCGCCTTGTGAAGCAACAGAAAGTCCGTCTGGCAAGTAAAGAGCACCTGCATTCAGACGTGAACGTGCAGTTGCACGGAATGTTCTGTTGAGGAGAAGAAGTTCGGCGCAGAGATCTAACAAACCACGAAGTGATGAGTCTGCTTCATCTGAGAAACGAGGATGTGAACGCCACATGCGTCCAACAAATGCGTTCTTACCTAGTTTTGAATTCTTATCTACTCCACCTTGTGATGTAGTGGATTGTTCACGACGACCAATAACATTAAAACCGCCACGAGGATCTGTTGTTACTTCATCAACAGAACGAATGTCCCAAGACTCTGGCAAGTTATATGCTGGTCGTGCTGGCATCTGTACTAAGTAGCATTCACCAGCAACTGAAAGGTTTAGAGCAGCATCTCGCAAGAGACCTGCTTGTCCACCATATGCAGAATTAAGTCTTGCAAGTGCTCGTTCTGCTGCAGCTCCAAGACGATCATCTACTAGCTCTGATTGACGAACAGAGATTGGAGTCTCTGATGGATCATCAACTACTGCTGCATAAATTCTGATACGAGAAACAACAGATGCAACTAAATTAAAAGCGTATTTGATTTCACCAATTGCGTCGTAATATTCCCACGCTTCTGCTTGCCATGCGCTGGATCCAGCAGAGCGACGAATTCTAAATTGTTCGAATTCACCCTTGTCATTAATTTTAATTTGTGCCGCTGCTGCGGTAAGAGTTCTAGGTGTTGAGTATGTTGCTGATTGCGCTGTATTTGTGAAAACAGTTGCGATTGTTGACGGCTGAGACTTTTTAGCTTTTGGCTCTGGGGATGATGAGACTGGGTCATCATTAGTAAATATGCCCACGGAAGCTCCTTGTCATCTCAGTTGCGGAATATGAAGTCTTACTTATCTTCATATGCAGTCAACAGTCCTGCAATAGCAGATACCGCAAAAACGGTAGCAACTATGTAGGTTACTGATGGAATAATGATAGCCGAAATTACGAACCCTGATCCTATCCAAAAGCTAAAACACCACTCACAGGTGGATAGATAGCCAATGTATGTGGTCTCTGGTGGAAACTTTTTCCAAAAAGCATTGCGTATAGGAGCTGTAATCGTGTCACGAGTAACTAGACGAGTTACACGATAAGTAGCTAGCCCCAGAAGGACAAACTGCAGAAGAGTTATATCTATCATTCTGTTGGATCCTGATTCGAGTAGACTGAGTTGTTTTGCCCGTATGGGTTCCAACCTCTAAGACGTGACCCACAACCGCAGGAATTGTCTTTAATAAAGGCTACAACCTTTTCAGACTCTGTTAAAACTGCTTGAAGCTTCCCATCGACGTGTCTATGAGTGTATTTCTCTCTAAACACAAGTGTAGGACCTTCTGGAGAGTCTTGCGCTATCAAAATGCTATCGCCTAAGAGAACTACACGAACTCTGTCCACCTTTCGAGTACCTTCTGGAGATGGTCCAGGTATGGTGAACTCGTCAAGACCTATGGAATTGGGTGGAGCAATCCAAACTAGTGCTGGAAAGACATCTGATACTGCTCGCAAAAGGTTTATCCAAACTCTGTGTATTCATCTGGGATGTA